TCTTGCAATGGAACTTGATAGTAGAACAGAACAGGATGAATAATGTCATATGCCGAGCAATGGCCACATCTGGCAAGAGTTACCAACAACCTTGAAACTAACCATGTTGCACATGTTGGTGCTCACTTAGAAGATTATAGCATTGAGGTACAAATTGATTATGCAGACTATACCGCATTCATCATCGAATATAGCGATTGGAGCCAGCGTCAAGAGGCACTCGACCCAAGCTTCGATTGGTAGACTAACATCCGCAATGAAGGAAAAGCAACTGATTCAAGAAAGAACCACCACAATGAAACTTACTTTACGACAACGATTTCGTAACTGGTTGATGCGTGAAGATGACTACTATGAGTCTGATCTTCCTGTAACCATTGGCCGGGAAGATGATGACGATGACTTTCGCATTGATCATGATTCAGCGATTCACTTTAGTGTGGTGCCAGCAAACGGTGGGAAGATTGTGCAGATTCGATACTACGACAAAGTCAAAGATCGCAACCTTACCAAGTTGCATGTTATCACCCCGGACGAGAAATTGGAAGAAGCACTTGCACACATCTTTCAAATTGAAGTCCTGAGTAGGTAATACCCAAGTACTACTTTTTTGTTGCAAAAATACAACACTTTTAAGCTAAAAATCTGGTAAAAACACCAAAAAACGGTTGACCATTTGGTCCTAATGCACTATAATAAACACATAGACAGCAAAAAGGAGCAGATCATGAAACACACACTGTACCGCATAGTTGATCACAAAACCGGCTATCATCGTGCCATCATGGTAATGACTGACATGGACGGTATGTGGATGGATCGCTTCTGGGACTTTGGCTCCATGGATGTGTTTGATGTTGCTCGGTCCATCGAGATCTTCAACGAGATCAAAGTGTCAATCGACAGCGTATCAAAGACTGAATTCACTCGCAAGTTCGGCAAGGCCTTTGCACTGTAAGGAGAACAGAGATGTTGAATACAAAAGAATTTCAAGAGCAATTAGAGTGGTTCTGGTTGTTTTGTCAAGAAGAAGTTTGGAGCGAATAATGATTCGAGTATTACACAACAGCGCTGGTTCGGGTGATTGGGTTCAGGTGTGGAATGATAAGGGTGGCGAGTCACACCTCATCCACGAAGGCCATAACATCACTCCAAACGACTTGGTTGATATCCTTAACAGCTTGATTACAGATGGTTTTGCAGTCAAGCACAACGTAACAGACGAGGACTTCGAATGAACAAACGAATTCAAGCATTGTTGGCCAAGTTCAAAGAAACCGAATCCACTCACCGCGGTGCTCACGTGTTGATTGGCATCGACGAGATTGAAAAATTCGCCGAGTTGATTGTGCGGGAATGTGCTAAAATTGCCGATGATGGATGTGGATCAGCGTGTTTTGGTCTTGGCATTAATGGTGCTATGTTAAAAGAACATTTCGGAGTTGAAGAATGAAAACACAACTGTTGGAACTCTTGTACAAGAATCAGCGTGAGATTTATGCCGAGCCCGATGGACGAGATGAGTTTGAGTGCCTTGTTGGCCTGATCGAAGACGGCACGATCAACACCTTTGAAGCCCTGGCTGAGTACGGAGTCGAAGAATGATCTACGTCAGCCTGTTTTTCGTCGTAGTTAGCACCTACCTTGCAGCCACAGCCGAAAGCCGTGCTGACATTGTGATCAACACTATGGCTGTCATGCTGAACCTGCTGGCCGTTGTTCTACACCTAATCAAATAACCCTACTGGTTGACGGGTTATCCAAACGGTGTTATAATACATACATAGACAGCAACAAACAGGAGTTACAAATGACAATCAAGCGTTTCAAACAGACCCAGAAGTTCCGTGTTATTGTTGGCGCCGCATGTTTCTATGCTACTGCCAAACAAATCCGTGCAGGTGTCGGTGACTTTATGACCTGCAATGCCGCAACTCAAAAGGCACTTGACGCTCTTGAATTTCAGCGTAGTGGCAAAAGTATCGCCGATCAATGTACTATTGGTCTTGCTGGCACTTGGGAAGGTCTCAACGTTCAACTTAACTTGGCCTAATATGATAGCAGTTCGTGAAACTACAGTTTGGAAAGATGTTGCAACACAACCTAACCATGTGTATCTCATGGATGGTGACAAAGCAGTTGCATACATCAAGTGGGGTGAGGGCGAAGCGTTTTATTTTAAGAATCCACTCCGCCTTGACAAGCGTGGTCGTAAGTTTGAAGCACTAAAGACCAATCCGTTCAAAGACAAGATCAAGTCTAACATGATCCGCGTTGAAGGCTCAAAAGGTGCAGTGTACGAAATTGATCCAGACGCAAAAACTTGCACTTGCCCAGGATTTACTTTCCGTGGTGCATGTAAACACATTACTAATTTGGTGACAGCATGATTGCACTTTACCATTTCAAAGATGACAAGTCAGACAAGATCTGGGGCTGGACCAAGACCTCTTTTGGTGTGTTGAGCTTTTGGGGTAGAACTCGCGGCTCGCTGTCATTCAAGCGCCATGAGCATTTATGGGACGCAGAAGACCAAGCTACCAAGAAGCATCACAAAGGATACAAGTTAGTTACCAATTATCGTAACGAAATTGGATCAGATGGTTCCTGGACCATCAGCCCAAATGCATTAGAACTATTGCCCGAAGATTGGAAAAATCAATTGGCGCTGGCCAATTTGGGCATGACAAAATTTTGAAAAATAATTGGAATTTTTACCAAAAAACGGTTGACAGCCCGTCCGTTTTGTGGTATAATAAGAACATGAACAAGAAGTTCATGCCCGACAGCAAGCGGTTTCTTGCTAACGTGTAACATACACACACAGGAGTAATTTAAATGACTGATAAACTTTTCACCGTGGCAGGCTATTCTACTAAAGATGGCAAGACCAAGCCCCGTTTTGCAACGGACATGACCCGTATCAAAACGCTCATTAAAACTGGTAGCACTGACATCCAGCTCTATGAGTTGGCTAAACCTGCTACTAAAATTGAAGCACTTGAGTTCTTGCATGCCAAGAACATTCCCGGTGTTGCTGGTGTTGCTATTGCAGAAGAACTTGCAAAGCGTACCAAGCGCAAAGTTGCCGACCTCATCAAGAACGGCAACCAAACCAAAGCAGCCTAACCGGCGCCCGTGCCCACAGGGGGCGGGCAAAAGCCCCCAATAAATTTTTAAGGAAGTTGCAATGTCTGAATCTTGTTACCGCGTTATCCGTAGCCTCGAAGAGCACCCAAGCCGCTTGAATAAAGAAGCTATTGTTCTTGCAGAAGCCGAAGCTGGTAACGATACATTCTTTGCAGGTGTGCGACTTGCTTATGACTCCATGATCACTTTCGGAGTTAAGAAGGTTCCCAAGCACTCAGGTCCTGATGGTCAAGGTTTGCCTTGGACTGCCTTTGCAAAACTTGCAGATGATCTTGCAACTCGTCGGCTCACGGGTGATGCCGCTAAAAAAGCAATTGAGCTTTGCCTGTCAGTTGCAACACAAGCCGAGTGGAATGACTGGTACATGCGTATCCTGACCAAGGACATGCGAGCTGGCTTCACTGAAGGTACCGTCAATCGTGTAACAGAAAAGAAGTTCCCACAATATGCTATTCCAGTTTTTAGCTGTCAGCTTGCTCACGATAGTGCTAATCATGAATCGAAAGTATCTGGAAAGAAACTTATCGAAGTTAAACTCGACGGTGTCCGTGTTATCACTATTGCTTATCCAGATGGGCGTGTTGATCAGTATAGCCGTAACGGTAAAGAGCTTGTTAACTTTCCACATGTGAAAGAACAAATCGCCCAGGTTGCCGCGGCAGGTGGCATCAGTCAGCCCACAGTGTTTGACGGCGAGATCATGTCAGGTAGCTTCCAAGACTTGATGAAGCAGATCCACCGCAAGAGTGATGCACAAGCACAGGATGCAGTGCTCAACTTGTTTGACATTGTGCCCCTTGCAGACTTTGAAACAGGCAAGTGCAAGTAAACACAAGCCCACCGTAGTGCGTTGCTGAAGGTGTGGCACGACACTTGGTCTGACCAATTGCCCAATGTAACAGTTGTTGGACAAGAACTTGTTGACTTGGACACCGATGCAGGTCAAAAGCGATACTTGGAAATCAACGCACAGGCCATTGCAGGCGGGTACGAAGGCATCATGCTTAAAGATACTAATGCTATCTACGAATGCAAGCGTAGCGTAGCATGGCTCAAGCTAAAGCCTTTTATCGAAGTTTCTTTGGAAGTTACCAATCTTGAAGAAGGGACAGGTAAAAATGTGGGACGACTTGGTGCACTGGTTTGCTCCGGACAAGACGACGGGAAAGATATCACCGTCAATGTGGGCAGTGGCTTTAGCGATGATCTTCGAGATAGCGTTTGGGGTGATCGTGATAGTGTCATTGGTCAAATTGTTGAAGTCCGTGCTGATGCCGTAACACAGAATCAAGACGGTTCATATAGCCTTCGCTTCCCTCGATTCAAAGGCTTCCGTGGCTTTGTAGCAGGAGAGAAACTGTGAAAACAATATTTGCTTGGACTGGTGCCTTTGTACTAATGTTAAGCGTATTGGGTGCGTTTGGCATTGGCAACTTTGTTCTAATGTACAGCCCAGACAAAATTGCTTGTACCAAAGGTTCATTATGAAAGACATCGAGATTGAACTGTACTGTGACGGCTGGACTGTTAAAGTAGATGGCAAAAGTTTTCGCTGGGATCACAATGACGAAGATATGGGAACAGCAGGCATCAAACAACTACTCGAATATCTTGGCCATACAGTCACAGTCGAGGAGTGTTATTGATGAGACTGATGTTGGGCACAGCCGAACGTCCAAGTTTGCTGGTCAACGTTGGGCAAGAATACTCGCCTACTCACTTTGACTTTTGGGTAGTCAATGGCGCCTGGGACGGCACTTATCACAATGGGCATGTCACTGTTTGGCATCCTTACGAGCCTTGGAGTGATCTAGATCAAACTGAAATCTTGTGCGACAATCAAGACAGGTTGCGTAGTAGTGATTGGTCAGGCGGTTATCAAGAAGTGTTTGATAATTTCCATGATGAAACATACGTAGCGCCCAGGCCCAAACCAGTCAGTCTACCCGCAGACTGGGACGATGATATTGCCTTTTAAGTAACACTATGTCTTTTAAAATCATTCCGCGTTATGTTGATCACTTGTGGTATCCAATACTGATAAAGATGGGTGGCGGACATATCATTCGCGAGATGCAAGGTAAGAGCGTCAATGCGTGGAATGATCAGGTGAGACAACAGTACAAACAAGACACAAAGGACCACCCACGGGGTTGGTGCATTTAAATGAGTTGCAAGCATACAAGAACAACTGAACGTTGGGTCACTCAAGACTACTTCGGTGAAGAAA